CATACACCCCGTATTTCAACGTGGGGCTTCTGCTCAATGGTGCGAGTGGTAAGGTAGCCAGAGTTGGACAGTCCTCAGCTGAGGACGGTTTCCCTGACCTGGCTTCCGTCTGGAGTGATCTCCAGGAGGGTTGTTTCTCCCAGATTACGGCTTTTGCTGCCTACATCCGGTATCACAAGGAAACTCTTTCAAAACAAACCATGAACGGTCTGTTGAATTTGTTTGCAACGCCCCTTGCTGGGGGTTTGGGTTTTAAGGTCCCCGTGGAGACGGATGGACGGAGCTGGGAATTTAAGTGGACGAGGTTTCAACGTCTTCTGGCGAAGCAGCGCTTTGTGCGCCACATAGGCCAGGTTGTTAAGAAGCCCGTCGTCAGCCGCAATCGGTTGATCACGAATTTCCCGAATTACTCGCAGCAGGAGAGTGACGGCCACTACATCGTTTGTAGAAAAGGCTCGTTCTTTCCCGTGGGTTCTCGCTTTGTGCCTCTCCCGACTGTTCCGGGTGTGACTAATACTGGGGGCCGCTTTGCCGATTGTTTTGAAAACGGTTTTAAGCCTGCCTTTGAGTGGATATCGCCAAGCAGAAATGAAGTTCGGTCTTGTTACCGAGGGAAGTGTGAATGGAATAATGATTCGTTAGCCACCGATGAAGAGATGAGAGATCCAAACTATGAGTTTGTCCCCGTTCGTTTCTTACCGGTGGCTTTGCGCATTGACTTACCAAGTCACAATCAATTCAATGCCTAAAAAGCAAAGAAATGCCAATTCCCGCCCTGTTACTATAACAGTAGCAACTTCAAATCCACCCCAACCCAAAGCCCCAACAAAGTCCTCGCCGGCAAGACGTAGCCGCGTTCGAGGCAAAGCCAAGGTTCCCCAACGTAAGGGGATGGTTTCAACTATTCTTGATACAGCCGAAACGATTGCTGGTCACCTACCCGGAGCGATCCGGGGAGTCCGCTCGATGTTTGCCTTAAAAGAAGCAGATTTCGCGACTCCAGCCTCATTCGCAGTTGTTCGTAATAACACAACGCAAATGATGCCTGATGAAAAGGTAACCCATCCAGTTTTGGGCATCGCAGGTGTGCGGAAGCGGGGTTCACAACCCCTCTGTCGTATTCTGACTCAAAGTGCCGTTCCCGGTCCTTATAACTTCTTTTCTGGAGCTATCTCGGCCATCAGGACTGCTAACACCATCTGGCTTAACCCCCAACTTCTGGGCGGTCCTTTGTCAGTTGAGTCATTCCTTTACGACAGATTTGTGATTCGAGCCCTTCGGGTGAAATTCACAACTTACCAGCCAACAACTACACTCGGTGTGATTGCACTCTGTATTGAAAATGATCCGATTTCATTGTCAGCAAATGACTTTGATACGACCCGAATGGTCACTCCGAATGTGACCTTTCCCATTCGTATCCCTAAGGCGGAGTTAGACTACGTGTACGAGGGCCCTGATCTGTTTTACTGTTCAGATCCGGCTGCCGGCGTTAACGTGGCTCTTAACCGCCAACAGGTCCAAGGAGTCCTTGAAGGCTATGACGCCTCCCCCCCGAATCCGGGGGTCCTGGCAGGTTACCTGGACATTGAGTACGAAGTAGAGTTCTACGACCCCATTGCTCCCACCGCTTTAATAGGTGCGACAACAGAGGAGAGACGCGCTCTTGCATACGTACGTTCGATGTTTGGGTCTTCCGTGAAGTCTCATCCAATCCAAAAACCAGATCCCCCCTCGATCGACGACGTTCTCCTTTTAAAGAAAATGTCCGACGAGGCGAAGGAACCTTGATCGTTTGGCCAATGGCCGGCCCCCCTTTGGGGCTACACTTTCGTGGGCGATAGCTAGCTGCAAGTCTGAACCGCAGCCTCATTCCAATCGATCTTGAGTGGTACTCTCTTGGAATGGTCTTGAGCTAAGACCGAGTCCCTTATGATGACTATAACTGAAAGCGTATGACTTCATAACGACATCGTTGTTGCGTGTCTGTACGTGCTGACGAGCGAAACAGACTGTTTTGGGGATCACTAACCCCAAAGGAATGGACACCTTATAAACCCCTATGATTGATCAAGAGTCATGGTGAACCTACCGCCCAGTGGTTGGGCATGGAACCAAGTCCTGTGTAGGGCTCGGTGAACTTCATTTACCGGAGTAAGAAGTATAGTGGACCTCGTTCGTGATCCTAACCCTCTTCAGGTTATACCTGATAGGCTGTGCCGAAAGCCAGTTGATAAGAGGAGTGAGCCGTGCTCGAAAGTTAGGCTGGATAATACTGTACTGTTGACAATTGCTCCAACTTGATGGGTCGTTGCCTTGTGGTGCTGCTTGGGAAGGCAGTGTCGCAGGGAGAGACGCCAATATGGTTGCGCTCTGGTACTCATGGAGAAATCCGACTCTATGCAGTGGATGCAAGAGCCCGTTAAAGAGCCCCGATGGTAAGGGGCGTTCGCGGGAGTTCTGCTGAGAACATAGGCGTGCATACTTGGCGCACGTTCGCTCACCGAGCGATGGTTGTGGGGTCCTTGTGCGTAAGTGCAAAAGGAGAGAGGGATAGTCAGTCTGACTTGAACGAAGATTTAGTAGTTCGTCAGATCTGGGCCTTGAACCTTGATTTGTGATCATAAGGTAAAGCCTGTAGGGAAGCGAGTAGTGAGTTATCTAGTGGAACCATGTTAGGTTCGGGTAGGCATTGACTCATTAGTTCGCAGACCAGGGTACGTCCGTCACATTTCAGCACTGAAACATGGGGAC